GCCTTGTTCGCTACCCAGTTTCCGAATGTCTCGCAGCAGAACATGATGCTGTTTGATAAGGCTCGGGAACTGTCGGATGAAAGCACAGGTCTCCCCTCCTATTCATACGGCCAGACGAACATTCAGGGTGTGGGGCGAACAGCCTCAGGCATCTCTATGTTCATGAATGCCGCAGCGTCTGGGATCAAGACAGTGGTCAAGAATATTGACGACTATCTGCTTGGTCCTCTCGGGAAGTCGTTCTTTGCGTTTAATATGCAATTCGACCACGATGCAGAAATCAAGGGAGACCTTGAGGTTGTTGCTCGTGGCACTGAAAGCCTCATGGCTAACGAAGTGAGAAGCCAGCGCCTAATGCAATTTCTTGGGGTTGTATCTAACCCAATTCTTGCGCCGTTTGCGAAGATGGATGTTATTGTCCGTGAGATTGCCAAAAGCCTTGATCTTGATCCAGACAAGGTAGTCAACAGCATTCCAGAAGCGGCGGTACAGGCGGAGATTATCCGTGGTCTGTCTGGGGGTATGCCGGGTGGTCCTGCTGGGGCTGCTGCTGGTGGTCCTCCTGCTGGGGCTAATGCGAAGGACCCGACTGGAGCTGGTGGTGGCACGATTGGTACGGGCGTAGCGCCCACGCCGGGAGAGCCTAGCTTCTCTGCAAATAATCAAGGACCCGTTCAATGAATTTCTCCCCTCTAAAAGGTCTGGTGTATGATGTTCAAAAACACAATGCACTAATGGACTACCTAGATGTTCTTATCAACATGGAGTCTAGCCGTTTAGAGGGGATCGTTGAACCCCATCTGATCTACCGCAGTCAAGGGAAAATCTCTGCCCTGCGTGAAATGAAGAATTTAAGAAAGAATGTTATCGCTGCGGAGGGCGTCAATGGTTGATACACCGAACCGGGCTGTAGCCTATAAGGAAGCCCGTGCAGAACGTGGTAACCAACGCCCCCGTCGCTCTCCCAATAATGTGGATGAGCGCGATAACCTAGAGACCACTTTCTCCACCCCCACCAACCTGATGGGCGCAAGCTCCAGGGACAAATGGCAGGGCGAGACGGACGAGCTGGGCCGCAAGATTTATGTAGCTCCCTCAGGTCGGAAATACGCTGTGGGGTCGTCTGCTGGCAGCCGCTCACTGCCTCAGGTGGCTCGTGATGTTTATGAAGCCATCCCTCCGATGGAAGACTGGCGGATGCCTACGGGGCAGGAGGTGGCCTCTGGGGCCAAGGCTGTGGCCAAGGGTGCCTATGAGGGTGCCAAGCACGTAATTGAGACGCCCACCAACCCTGATGCCACCTTGGGTGATGTCTGGGGTGTTGCTGGCTCTATGCCCGTTGGTGTCGGAGCTGCCCGTGTAGCTGGGGTCAAGGCTCCTGAGGATGCCCTCGGCATCTTTGCTGGAGCTAGCGCCAAGAACGCTGATCTCACCTCTTACCAACTCGCCAAGAGACTGGAGGGAGAGGGTTGGAAGCCTGATGCCATCTGGCGTCAGACGGGCTGGGCCAAGGGTCCTGATGATCGTTGGGTGTGGGAAATTGATGACAGTCAGGCTGACTTTCAACCTAGTTTTAACATTCCTGACCGCAAAGAGGGGGTAATAGGGGAGACAAAAGATGCCTTCTTTCACCCCAGTCTTTATGATAACTACCCTGCAGGTAATTTTGGTAAGACTACAAAACTAACCAACAGAGCAGCTAATGCGACTTTGGGTGTTAATGCCCTTGGTGACTACAACCCAATTTCTAAGAGTATCAGAGTTAGGGATGGAGCTGAGGCTCGGTCCACTATGATACACGAGCTATCTCACTCGGCTCAGGCAAAGGACGGCGCTGCCTCCGGGGCAAACCCCGACTATATTTACAATACCGTCAAGGCTGAGCTGGAAAACCTTCCGGATGAGGCGCAGGATTATCTCTACAGACGTGGGAATGTCGTCCAGTACACCGATATGATTAACGAGTCCCTGGACAGCATTGCGGACGCGAAAGTAAAACTCAAAAGGGCTACTGACCCTTTAGAAGAGGCGCTCGGTGAAGAGACAATTAAAGACCTTGAAGAGCAAGTAGAAAGTTTCAAGGCTGCTCTCGCAACAGAAACAACCACTCTGCAAGGGCTACACTCCACCCTCGGGCCTGACTTTTCCGATAGGCTAAATGAAGTGTCTGACATCTTGGCAGGCGCTCAGGAGGTTGGTGCCCCCGCAAGCTTCAACGCTGATGATGCCTTCAAAATGTATGAGAGTGATCCTGGCGAGTACTACGCCCGTAAGGCTCAGGGCCGTATGGATATGAATGCGGAGGATCGGCTGAGGCACTACCCCTTTAGAGACATGCCCAAGAATAAGCCCGACCAAGCTACAATTCTTAAGAACATTGCTGGCATGGCTACTGCTCGTTTTAATTACCAACGCGGTAACTCGGGGCCTTCGACCTCCACCACACCAGCCGGTAAGCCCTCAACGTCTGCTGCGGTCAGTACGCCCCCAACAGCGGAGCTGATTGACTATAACAGTAAGCTCAGGGGTTCTAAGGGGCTGCTTGACCGGGATAAGGTGGGCGCTGGGGATAATGTCCTCTATAGGCCAGACCGTGCCTATCGCTTTATTGGATCAGGTGGCTACAACGACTTTCTGGAAAGTGGCATTGTTAGAGCAAAGCCAGGTTCCAAACAGGGTTATGAGGTTCCCTATTTTATGCGAGGCCAAAGCTCCTCCCGATATGGGCAGGGTGAGAGTGGGGACTTCCTTGTGGAAACCGTCCCGGATAAATCCCAGTGGAAGGGTGCTGGACAGTCTTTCGATGACGATAAGTATGTAGGCCCGACAAAAGGCCTGACGAAGAATGACCCAATTCGCATCTTCAAACGTCAAAAAGACGGCTCCTTTGAAATTGTATTCGACAACATTGGGGATACCGGCCTTTTGCCGTAACCTCTGGGGAAAATAAATGGAAGAAGAAATGATGCCACCTCCGGGGGCAGGTAATGAAGTGCCACCGGGTGCAATGCCCAAAGAGGTGGCCGACGACCAGCCCATTCTGGCCTCTGAGGGCGAATATATCATCCCAGCCAATGTCGTGCGTTACCTCGGCTTGGACTACATTGAGAAGATCGTGAACAAGGCCAAAAAGGGCCTTGCAGAGATGGACCAGAACGGTCGCATTGGCGGAGAGCCTTCGGCCCCTGCGCCAGCCCCTGAACCAGCCCCTACAGTGCCCATGATGGCTGAGGGTGGTATGGTGGGCAGCATGGATGTTCCTACCTCCCCAGCGGTCGCCTCAGGCGCTATGGGACAGGGTCAGGGAAGCTCCTTCTCTGGCGTGAAGCAGATGCAAGGTCCTGCGGGCAACATCATGTATGTGCCCTTCCTCGACGGCAAGCCCATCATCCCTGTGCCGGAAGGCTATGCGGAAGTGGGTGGGGTGGCTTCGGCTGCTCCCCAGGCCAGCAAGCCTGCCTCCACGGAACCGCGTGATCCTCTCGCAGCCACCAGCCAGTATCAGGATGATGGCAACAGCACAGCGGATGATGACAAGGAACGAGCAGCGTCTGACGCCCAGCTCAAAGGCTCCCTGGCTGGTGACCCCCGTCAGTGGACGGCTGACACCTTTGTCAAATATGGCAACGCGCTGGGCAGCGACATGGACAAGGTTGGCCGTATGGGTGTCCAGATCATGATGCCCGGTTTGGGCACTGTGGCCATGAAGGCACGGGACCGCTTCTTGCAGAACAATGTCCCCAATCTGGTGGAAGACATGCTGAAGACGGGGAAAGACCCGCTCGGCAATGCCATCACACCGGAACAGAAGACAGCCCTGCAAGGCGCTCAAGCCAAGATCAGCGCCAACTATGCTGCCAAGCCTGCTGGTAATGGCATCATGGCCAAGATCGGGAATGCCTTGGGTCTGAACCGCAATCAGAGAGACGCTACGGTGTCCACCTCCGGTTCCGATGGCCCAACCCCTCCCTCGCGCCCGACCACCACAGCAGCTCGTCCTGTCGCTGACCAGAAGGACAAGCCCACTTCTACACGTGTGACCTCAGGAGGGGCCTCCGGCCCCAGTGCGACGGCTGACAAGGCCGCAAGCTCCCGAACCGCACAGCAAGCCCCTCCGTCCCGGAGCAATGCTGCCAACACTGCCGCTGAAACCAAGCGGGTGGAGCAAGCAAAGAAGGACAACGAGAAGGGTGTGAAACGAGGATTTGCCAAGGGCGGCGTAGTCGCCTCGGTAAAGATGCCGTCCTACAAACAGGGCGGTTTGGTGAAACGTAGAAACGATTGCTAACGGCTACCCAGCTATCTGGCCCCATTTAAGGAAATTTTATGACTGAGACCATTCAAGAAGTACCGCGCCAAATTATGGGCCGCTCTGCTCGACGTATTGCAGAAGCGGAACAAGAGCTGCAAGACCTGATGACTGCTGAACTTGGAGAAGGCCCTGAGCCGGTTCAAGAGCAAGAACCAGAAATGCACGCTCAAGAGGAAGCGGTTGAAGAGAATGACCTTTCTGCTGAAGAGAAGAGCTTCAAGAAGCGTTATGGCGACCTGCGTCGCTTTCAACAGCAGAAAGAAAAGGAGTGGCAAGACAAGTTCGACAAGCTGACACAACAGTTTGAGAGCAAGTCCACTTCCCTCACCCTCCCGAAGACGGAGGCCGAAGTTGCGAACTGGGTGAAGAAATACCCGGACGTGGCTGCAATCGTTGAAAGCCTTGCTGACAAGAAGGCGAAAGAGCGAGACGCTGACCTCGACAATCGACTGAAAGACGTCGAACAAATGCGAGACCGTCTCAACACCGAAAAGGCTGAGAGTGAGCTGATGAAGCTCCACCCAGACTTTGATGATATTCGTGAGACAGATGCATTCCACGACTGGGCTGAAGAACAGCCTAAGTGGGTTCAAAATGCTCTGTACGAAGACACAGACGTGAAAGCGGCTGCGCGTGCTATTGATCTCTACAAAATGGATAAAGGGATCAAGAAGACCACGCCAGACAAAAACGCTGCGCTGTCTGTTACCACCCGAAATCGGGTTGGGCCGAAGGACGACACCTCGTCTGGCTGGTACTCTGAGTCTCAAGTTCTTAAGATGTCCGATAAGGAATATGCTGCGAAAGCAGAAGAAATTGATAAGGCTCAGCGCGAAGGTAAGTTCCGTTACGACCTTTCGCAAAAATCCCGATAAGGGGGCAACACCATAGGGCCGGGGTCAACGGGCCTCCACCCCTCGTTGCTTAGATAATACGAACAAATATATTTACAGACATACCCATTAACGATGGCCGGGAGGGGATTAGCTTTCTCCTCCCCACCCACCCCCTTAATGGCCTCTGTGTGTATTGAACGTACTCCTACACATTCATTCACATATAGGACTAAATCAAATGGCATTTCAAATGGCCGCTGGGCATGGCAACCTGCCCCTTGGGAACTTCTCCCCTGTAATCTACGCTAAAAAAGCTCAACTGGCTTTCCGCAAGACTTCGGTCTGCCAGGACATCACCAACAGCGATTACTTCGGTGAGATCGCTGCTTTCGGTGACTCGGTTAAGATCATCAAAGAGCCGGAAATCTCGGTGGCTCCTTATGCTCGTGGCCAACAGATCATCACGCAGGACCTGCTGGATGAAGACTTCACCCTGACGGTGGACCAGGCCAACTACTTTGCGTTCAAGACGGACGACATTGAAACCGCTCACTCGCATGTCAACTTCATGACGCTGGCGACGGATCGTGCTGGCTACCGCCTGAAGGACAACTTCGACCAGGAAATCCTCGGCTACCTGACCGGCTACAAGCAATCGGTTGCCCACTCGGCTGCCAACACTGCTCGTGTGCTGGCTGACATTCCGGGCACCAAGTCGATTGCGACTGCTCTGGACACCGAACTTCTGTCGTCCAACACGCTGAAGAAGGGTGACTTCACCTCCATCACCACGGTCTCGGCTGCTGACCACGCGATTCCGATTGCACAGCGTCTGCCGGGTTCGACTGCCCTGCCGACCGCCACGGTTAGCCCGCTCACCATCATCGCTCGTATGTCGCGTCTTCTGGACCGTCAGAACGTGTCGTCCGATGGTCGTTGGCTGGTCATTGACCCGGTCCTGATGGAAGTCCTGAAGGACGAAGATTCGCGTCTTCTGAACTCGGATTTCGGTGACTCGGGTGGCCTGCGTAATGGTCTGATCACCAAGAGCCTGCATGGCTTCCGTGTCTACGTGTCCAACAACCTGCCGAAAGTCGGGACTGGCCCGGAGACGGGTGGCTCTGCCAACCAGAACTCCAACTTTGGTGTGATTGTTGCAGGCCATGACTCGGCTGTTGCGACCGCTGAGCAGATTAACAAGACCGAGAAGTATCGTGACCCGGACAGCTTCGCTGACATCGTGCGCGGTATGCATCTCTATGGCCGTAAAATCTTGAGGCCTGAGGCACTTGTAACAGCAAAGTACAACGTTGCGTAGTTAGGTTAATCGTCATGGCTTCCACTTTAGTTCCACCCGGACACGAATACTATGAAGGTCGGGAGTGTAATACCTGCAATACCTTCAAAACCTCAGAAAATTATTATGTTGAGAAAGACCCACGGGGTCGATTTGGCATAATTATGAGGGGTATCTGCATACCTTGCACAGAGGAAAGAAAGTGGAAGCGCGACCTATTTCGTCGCTATGGCATTACATTTGAAGACTACTCGGACCTTCTAGAAAAACAAGAGAGCAAGTGTGCAATCTGTAAGGCCACTGGGTCTGGAAATTCTAGAACAAATGGGAACCTCTTTGTTGACCACTGCCACACCTCAGGGAAAGTACGTGGTCTGCTCTGCTCTAAATGTAACCATGCGATTGGTTTATTAAACGACGATGTAAACCTTCTTCAAAAATCAATACTTTATCTTACAAGTCACAAGGAAACTTAAAATATGGCTACTCTTCAATTTTCCCGTAAAGGGATTGCCCGCCTTAGTGCAGGTCACATGGCCGGTGTGCGCGTTATCGACGTTGAGCTGAACCTCGCTCGTGACGTCACTATGGGCACTGCGACTGATGACATCGTCGTTGCTGATATTCCGGCTGGTGCAATCGTCATCGCCGCAAGCGTTGAGCAGGTTGTTGTTGGCACGGGTACGGGCACGCTCGTTGCTCGGGTTGGCGCAACCACGATGTCGGCTACGCTGGCTTCGACGGCTGCTGCTGGCACGATTGCTGCTGGTGCTGCGATCAACCCGGTTGTCGCCACTGGTGCCACCACGATCAACGTCCTCGGTGCCACCGCTACCCGCCTTGATGGTGTGATCCGCGTATTCGCCGTTGTGGTCGAAGGCGTGCGTCCTGCCCGCTCGGTTGCCGCTTCGCGCGACACCACGGTCTAATCTACTGGGGGAAGGGGCTTTGGTCTCTTCCCCCTTCATTTAAGAGGCATTCCAATTGGCATACAATTTCCTTTCCCTTGTGAACGACGTTAACGGACGCCTTAATGAGGTGCCTCTCACCAGCGCAAACTTCCCTGCCGCTGTTGGTTTTTACAAACAAGCTAAAGACGCTGTGAACGCTGCCCTGAATGACATCTACCAAGATGCGTTTGAATGGCCCTTCACACACACGACAGCTACGCTCCCTCTGGTAGTTAACCAGACACGATATTCATATCCTGTAGATGCAAAGAGTATTAACTTTGACAGCTTTAGGATCAAGGGTGACGACAATATGGGTGTCGCCACCACACCGCTGCGCCAAATGGATTATGAGGAATACCTCTCCAAGTTTGCTGACGCAGATTACAACGGCTTCAAGTACGCCAATATCCCTAAGGTGATCTTCCGGGCACCCAACTTCCAATTTGGTGTCTTCCCACCGCCTCGGGCCACTTGGGACCTCGTTTATGAATACTACCGGCTCCCGCTTGAGCTTGAACTGCATGGGGATGTCCCCGCGCTGCCAGAACAATTCAGACACCTGATTACAGATGGTGCCACCCACTACAGCTACATGTTCCGGGGTGACCCTGAGAGCGCGGCTGTGATGTTGGAGAAGTTTAACGCTGGCCTGAAGAATGCCCGCAAGATTTATCAGAACCGCTTTGAGTATCTACGCAGCGGGTACAACCCCCTTAATGGTAAGGCGATGTAATGAGAACTGCTTGGGAAACACTCCCCATTGAATTTACAGGGGGCCTGAAGACCAACATCAGCCTCCTCCAGCAAGGAACCAACTTCCCCGGCAGTGCATCTATTCTGATTAACTTCGAACCCTCCATTGAAGGGGGCTACAAGAAGATTGAAGGTTACAATCGGTGGATTGATAGTGTTGTTCCAGGGACTGATGTGGTCCGTGGTGTGGTTGTAGCCACCAAGGATAATGTGGTCGCTGTCAGAAACGCCAAGTATTATACCTGTGTCGGTAAGACGAGCTGGGTAGAGAAATACAATATTGGGGATGAACTTGGCAGCCGGATCAGGCACACCACATTCAACTTTGATGGAACTCCCCGCGTCTGTATGGTGGATAGCTTTCACAAGCCAGTCTACTACAACACGGTAGCTGATACGATTACAATTGACGCCGCAGCCCCGGCAGACGTTCAGGGGGCCAGCCAAGTGGTGGTCTTCAAGAACCGTCTGTTCTTTGCCAAGGGGCCTAACATTGTCTACACGGCCCCCTACGCTCACCTTGATTACAACCCCGCCAATGGCGCTGGGGTGGTCAATGTCGGAGACACTATCTCTGGCCTGATCGTCTTCCGGGATCAGCTTATTGTCTTCTGCACCGACCAGATCAAACGGCTGACGGGCAGTAGCCCCAGTGACTTTGCTCTCTTGGATATTACCAAGCGGACAGGCGCAGTGAATGGAGACACCATTCAGGAAGTGGGGGGTGACATTCTCTACCTCGGTCCTGATGGTATTCGTTACCTGAGCGCCACTGAGAAGAATGACGACTTCGGCCTGCAACGAGCTTCTGAAGACATTCAAAAGGACGTGCTGGATACCTTCTCTGGTGTGGACAGTTATGCGTCAATGGTGATTAGGCCAAAGGCTCAATACAGGCTCTTCCGGTACAATGAGAGTACCCCTGCGGAATCCTCGCGTGGCATCCTCGGTGTGCGGTTTGCAGACCAAAGCTCCACAGGGATTGAATGGGCCATCCTCAAGGGGATGAAGGTGTACGTCACCGACAGCAAGCAGTTTGGCAATAATGAGATTTGTCTTTTTGCCAACTCGACGGGCTATGTCTATGAGATGGAACAGGCCTCGTCCTTTGATGGGGCAAGTATTAGCTGTGTCTTCAAGACACCCTTCCTCCCCCTCGGGGACCCTCAGCTCCGCAAGACCATCTATAAACACACTCTATACCTGAAGAGTAATGGCCGTCTGGAGCTGAACTTCCGTATGTATCTTGATTATGAAGTGGCGGAGGCTATTCAGCCCACCTCCTTCCTTATCGAAGATGAGAACCAAGGTGTGACCACCTATGGAACGGGTATCTACGGCGAGGACACTTACGGTGGTATTAGCCGCGTAGTCTATAAAAACCAAGTGGTTGGGAGCGGTTTTACCGTTGCTCTTTCATATTCTGAATCAAGCACTCGACCTGCCTTCTCCCTAGATACGGCTGTCTTAGAGTATAGAACGAACGATAGGAAATAATAATGACAACTGGATATACGAGGCAGCGGGACGCCAGCATTGTTGATAACGCTATCGTTTATGCTGAAGACCACAAAGCTGAGCTGGATCAGGTACAGGCTGCATTTCATGCCTCCACCGGACACGCTCACGGAGGGGCCACAGGTGAGGGCGCACCAATCCTCGTTACCGGGGCGGCTCAAGAATACCTTTTCACAAGCAGCTTCTTTAAGCCCAAGGCCACAGACACCTATGATGTCGGCTCTACGCTGTTCAAATTCAAAGACGGCTTCTTCAGTGGCGGTGTCTCTGTCGCTACCCTGACGGCCTCTGGGGTTATCACGGGTATTGGCTCTGGTCTTACGGCTGTCCCGGCAACAGCCCTCACAGGCACCGTGGCTGATGCCCGCCTCCCCACCAACATTGTTCGTAATACTCGGGCCATCACGGCAGGCAGTGGCATTGCAGGTGGGGGTGACTTGTCGGCAGATCGCAGCATTGCTGTTGACGCCACGGTGATCCGTACCACGGGAAACCAAACTCTCGGTGGCACCAAGACCTTCTCTGACTCCATTATGGGAAACCTGACGGGGACGGTAACCGGCAGCTTGGTTGGAAACGCCAGCACCGCCACAGCCCTCCAGAACATTCGCACCATCTTCATCACGGGGAATGCCACTGGCTCAGCGAGCTTCGATGGCACGGCAGACATCAGCATCCCGATCACTCTTGCAGCCGCTGCGTCTGTGCCTGTGGGGACAGTCATTGACTACTCCGGGAACGTGGCCCCTGCGGGCTTCCTGAAGGCCAATGGCGCGGCTATCAGCCGGACCACCTATGCCACCCTCTTTGCAGTGTGTGGGACCACCTACGGGGTGGGGGATGGGGCGACCTCCTTCAACCTTCCTGATGCTCGGGGGGTTGTGATCCGGGGTTGGGATGATGGCCGTGGTCTGGACTCCGGTCGGGGCTTTGGCACCTACCAAGCTGATGCCTTTGAGACCCACCTTCATGCGGGCGGAAACACTGGCACTGTCAGTAGTGACCACACCCACAGTGGGACAACTGCTGGCACCGGGGGTGTTAACGGTAGTATTTACGGTATCTCAGAGAGCTTCGGCAGCCACGGTGGTTCCACGGACGGCGTGTTCACGAAAGGTGCTGCTTTTAACCTTAACGGGACGCCCTCTGGGTCCTCGGACGTTGGGAACGTAGGTCGGGTTCACTTTGACGCCAACTTCCACACTCACGGATTCACCACGGGTGGCATTTCTGCAAACCACACGCACGCCTTCTCCGTTGGTGCCCCAACTACAGGGAGCGTAACTTCCGAGACACGGATGAAGAACCTCGCCCTCCTGAAATGTATTAAATTCTAAGGTGCAACATGATTGTCTATCAAACAGATATTAACGGCTATTATGTTGGAATTGCTCAAGCCGACCCAAGCCCCCTGGAACCTGGCACTTGGCTTATCCCCGGTCGAGCCTACACCGTAGCCCCCAGCATCCCCAATGGCCACTACGCCCAGTGGGTAAATGGCACCTGGGCCTACTATGTGAACCCAGACCCAGATGCCCCTGAGGATGAAGCCCCTGAGCAGACCCTTGAGGAATGGCGGACGGCTATGGTGGTCTCCGCCTTTCAGGCCAAGGCTGCCCTTTTCAATATTGGTAAACTCACCCTTGCTCAACAGGTGGTGGAACAGGCCGGTGGTCTGATCAAGCTGGCTTGGGATGAGGCGACAGAGTTTCGACGGCTCAGCCCCTCCATCATCGCCCTGGCCCCAGCCCTTAGCCTCACTGACACCGATCTGGATGACTTGTTCCGGGATGCCAAAGAAATTGTAGCGTGAGGGGCATCATGGAAATCTTTGGTGTCACCCTCAGCCCCGGTGAAGTGGTCACTATCGCCGTAATCATTGCAGGGGCCATCTGGGCCTTCGCTCAAATCAATTTCAAATTGTCTTCAATCATTGATCGGAACAAGGAGGCAGATATTAAGTTGGGACTCCTTGATAGCCATTTTTCATCAAAGCTGGCAGAAACTAAAGCCAGCCTTGAGCTACGTCTGCTCAATGCAGAGGACCGGATCACACGACAAGAGATTTCAAGCGGACGATTTGAGGAAAAACTCATCTTTATCCAAACTCAGCTAAGTCGTGTTCTCCACCTGCTGGAGGACAAGCATGATAAAAATCAATAAGGCCACAGTCGATCTCGTAAAAGAGTTTGAAGGCTTTCGGGAATTTGCCTATTTGGATGGTGGTGGTGTGCTGACGATTGGGTATGGCACCACAGCGGCTGCCGGTCTTGGTATAAAGCCTGTTCTTGGTATGCGTATCACAGAGGCGGAGGCTGAGCTTTATCTCCACTCTGCTCTGGATAAGTTTGCTACAAAGATTGAGGGGGGCATCAAAGCCCCAATCACTGAGAACGAGTTCGGGGCCTTCCTGTCACTAGCCTATAACATTGGCCCAGGGGCTTTCCTGAAAAGCACCGCCCTGCGCAAATTCAATGCCGGGGACAAAGAGGGTGCTGCCAAAGGCATCCTCATGTTCAACAAAGATAATGGCAAGGTGGTCCGTGGTCTTGCGCGTCGGCGTGAGGCCGAGGTGGTGTTGTTTAACACACCCGTCCAGAAAGATGGGCAATGGTGGTCTGGGCTTGTCAAAGCACTAAAGAGGTGACTCATGCAAAAATATCTTAACAATCTTCTCGACGTCCTGCTCTTTGTCATTCCCCTTCTTGATCTCCTTGTTCTGCCAGTGTTGTCCTCGGGTGAGGCCACCTCGTTTATTCCCCCGGAATACATGAGCTATTACATGCTAAGCATTGTCATCCTTCGTCGTGTAGCACGACTTGTGGAAGAGCTTATTGATCAGAGGAAAAATGATGGTGGCTCTGGCGTGGCTTAAAGCCCTCCCAATTCGTCCTTGGATGATATGGACGGTCGTAGCTATCGTCGCCTATTTCTATGTTCAGGGGGTCGCTCAGACCAGTCAAGAACTGAAGCAGGTTCAGAAGGAACAAGTTGAACAGCAGGCGACACGCAAAAAGGCAGTGAAAGCGAATGAGAAAATTAAGTCTAGCCCTGATTTTATCACTGACTGGATGCGGGACAACGGCCATTTCAGAGACTGAAGCCCTTAGGGCCATTAAAGAGAAAGCCGCTGTTGTGAAAGTTTCGGTCACAGACCATCCGCAGACCATCCAAACCGTGGGTGAGCTTCTATATGTAATCCACGAAGTAGGGGGTAAATAATGGCTGATCCCGGCACAACCAATGACCAGTTTCAAAAGGTAGTCGATACCTATAGCGGGGATGTTATTGCACCTCCGCCCAACACTCCTGTGAACGTCACCAACACCCAAGTCTCCAACGAGGAGATCATTGGACAGAACAGCGGTCAGGTGGGGGCAACAGCTCCTACGGTCAACACGGCTCAGGGCACTGCCCAGACGGTGGCTGCTCCAGACACGGTGCAGACCTCTGTGGTGGATGCTGCCAAGGCTGGCACTCAGGTTGAGGGTGTCCTTGACCAGTTCAACTACGCCAAGGGCACGGTTGAGGACAAGAGCACTGTCAAGGGTCAGATGACCGGCCTGATGCAGGACTTCGAGGGTGGTGCCACCCCCGTGTGGGCCGCTGGTGCCCTCAGGAACGCCAATGACCAAATGGCTGCCCGTGGACTAGGGGCCAGCTCCATTGCCGGTGCAGCGACCACACAGGCAGCTATGGAGGCTGCTCTCCCCATTGCCCAGCAAGACGCTCAGGCTCAGCTTGCCATGCAGATGGCCAACCTCAGCAACGAGCAGCAGATGCTCGTGCAGAAGAATGATGCTCGTGTCACAGCCCTGTTCTCGGACGTGGCCTCGGAGAATGCCAGCCGTCAGTTCAATGCCTCTAGCGAGAACCAATCTCGGCAGTTCAATTCCAACCTGAAGGCTCAGGCAGATCAGTTCAACAAGAACCAGATCAACGCTATGGAACAATTCAACGCAGGCGAAAGCAATGCGGCGTCTTTGTTCAAAGCTCAGATGGAAGATCAGCGGGAGCAATTCAATGCTCAGAACCGTCTGGTGATTGACCAGTCTAACGCCACATGGCGCAGACAAGTGACGACCACCAACAACGCTGAACAGAATGAAGCCAACCGGCTTGCCGCTCAGCTCACCTCTGCCACCACACTGGCTGATTACAACAACAAGGCCCAGGCTCGCAGGGACGCCATTAACTATGCGTTCACTGCCTCTGAGAATGCTCAGACCCGTGCTGTTGAGCTTATCCTCGCTACGATGAATCGGGACGAAGCAAGGGCAGCTCTTAGTAGCAACGAGAGAATGTCCAAGGAGTCGAGTAAGTCCGGCCTGTACGAGGCCGCTGGCGCAGCCGTTGCAGCATTTTTAAGGTAAGAATATGTCCTACATCAAATCCCTGAAATCAATTCGCAAAGAGCTTGCTAACGAAGCCTCCCAAGAGCCTGCTGCGCCAGAGGCTCCGGTCTCTCGGGGGTTTGCGTCTAGGTCTGCCATGCCAGCCCCACAGGCCCCTCAGGAGCTGCGCTACGACCCTTCTCTCTATGTGAAGAACGCTATGCGCCGCATTCAAGAGAGCCGTGTAGCCTTCTCTGAGCGAACCGCAGAGGCCGCTAAGAAAGCAATGGAGAAAGCTCCAGAGAAAGCTGACAAGGCCAGCCCAATTGCTGCCATCACTCAAGCTGTTCTGGAAGACGCTCCCAAGCCCATTCTGGACAAAGATGGAAGCCGTCCCGGCATGGCTGACCGTGAGGGTGGGGTAAGCTCCTCCAAGGGAGCAGTCCAAGACCTGCATGTGGATGTCTCTGCCTTTGCAAGGGATGGGGTAGACATCCTCGCTATGTCCCAGTCTGTGAAAGACATTGAAAGCGGCGGTGGGCACTACCAAGCCCGTGGCCCTGTCGTCGAGAAGGGTCGCTACGCAGGTGAGCGGGCTTTGGGTGCCTATCAGGTGATGCCTGGCAACCTCCCCTCGTGGTCCAAAGCTGCTCTAGGGCGTGAGGTTTCTGAGGAAGAGTTTCTCGCAGACCCGGCCATTCAGGACACCATCTTCCTCGACCAGATGACCAAGAGTATTGATCGGTATGGCACGGCTGAAGACGCTGTTTCTGTGTGGTACACTGGACGGCCAGTGGCTAAGGCGGGGAATGCCACAGATGGGTACACTACTGCGTCTGGGTATAACGCAAAATACACTGCTGGGTATAATAAGAGAACGAGAACGTAATGCTTAATGGACCCATTCCCGGCGAAAGCCTCACCCGTGAACCTGGCAATGCTCCGTGGGAACAACCCCCTCAGTTTGCCACCGTTGAGAAAGCTCTGGCCATGTACATGGACAAGCTGGAAGAGGACGATGAGGCCCTAGAGGACATCCTCTTCATTCTCGACGAAGGCTTCCCGCTTGATTTGTTTGTGGAGACCTTGCTGCTGAATAGCGAGATGGAAGGGAAGCACACCTTTGATGTGTCCATCCTGATTGGTCCCGTATTGCACGAACACCTGCTCTCCCTTGCGGAAGCTGCTGGTGCCTCTGTGCGTGAGTTTCAGGGGGCAACCCCAGAAGGAAAGAGTCGTGAGAAAGTCATCCGCGACCTGAAGTTGATCCTTCAGAAAGGCAACTCCGAAGTTGGAGAAGAAGCCACTGAAGTGCTTGATGAAGCTGTAGACAAGCTGGAAGAAAATCCAATCGAAACAGCACCCCCGGAAGAAGCCCCTAAGGGGCTGATGGGTAGGAGAAGCTAATGTCAAATTTTGAAGCTTTTGCTACAGGGTTCCTGGGCGAGACTGCCAAGAACATAAATGTGAGAAAGGATCGCGCTGATGATTACTTCGACAAACAAATGGAACGGGCACGAACGACAGGGGCTAATGCCCTCGCCAAACGGCGTGAAAACTTACGCTCTCTGACCGGCGTTGCCAACACCCTCACAGTCCAAGGCAATATGCCTGACGATGTGCTGAGGGCTGTGGTGAATGAAGGACCAGAGACACTCGCAAGTGCCACCAAAATCTATGAGACTGCCGTTGCTAATGGCACCACTCTGGATGAGGACTTTTGGCGTGGCGTAGTGGACGTAAGTACAGAGATTAAAACCAGTGATGAGTCGCTAGGCGACTTCTTGGGCCGGACAGTCGGCCTGTTTGGAGGAAATCTTGAGGCAAGTAAAACAGACGGGGGAGGAGGTGATCCATTCTCGGCATTCGTAGCGTCTGGATTAGGCTACAATGCAATGGACAAGGCACGGGGTAAATTGGACAGTGAGGAAATTGCTGGTGGATATTCTGCTGGTGACCTCATTGCAATGGAATCCCGCCCTGATTTTACTAATCCACTTGGTGACCTTGGTGTCACCATCAATGGGGCAGAAGCTGTTACAAAGCTTGATGCCCAAGTAGCCGACCCGCTCACGACTAAGCAGATTGGTGAGATTAATAAAGAGTTTAAGGATGAAGTAGCAACGCGTATCTCGGATTACAAACTTGCTCCAGAAAACAAGATCGACGGGCCATTGGACCCAGAGATTGAGGCCCAGATCACGGCAGCAGTGGCGCTAGAGTATCAAGAACTCTACGGCGCTGAGGTGGTGGGGCAAGTCTCCACCATCGCTCCTTACCTGCCACAGGAAGAAGCTCCTGCTGAAGAAGGCCCTGTTGTCCCACACAGCTACTCGGAAGGTGTGTCTTACACTTTCAGGGACGGAACTAAGGGCACCTATCTTCGAGATGATGAACAAGGCCGTCCTGTGTTTTTAAATGAACAGCAGATGGAGGAGGTTATTCTGGATGAGGGTGCTGTGCCTGATGAACCAGAAGCTACCCAAGAACCTTCGGGTGAGGAAGAGCCAGACCCACAGGCGGCAGCCATTGCTGCGGCTATCGAACCTGGGGGCAATGTCGCTGATTTTGTCATCCGCGATGGTGTCATCCCACAGACCCTAAAGCTGGGTGGTGTTCAGTATTGGTTCAAATCCATCCAAGAGGATGGTGATAAGAGCTACGCTGTCTTTGTAAACGAAAAAGAGGATGAGCAGCTCATCCCAGTGGAGAACTAAAAATGGCTACAGGCGAAGAAATTCCGGTACGGAAGGTGGCTCCTACTACACCGACCGTCACTGCTCAGCCTCAAGCACTTCCTGTGCGGACGGTGAAACCAATCACTCCCGGACAGATTCCTGTGCGGAAGGTAACGAGCGTTAAGCCGGTATCTTCGCCTGTACCATCCGCTCCTAAAGAAGGCCAGACTGCCGACCAGATTAAAGCTGACCCGGTGGCTATGAAAACCGTCCGTGATTACATGGAGAAACGCAAAGGCACCCATCTCACAGATGTGCCTGATGACGAGCTATATGATACCTTCGTAAATCATATTCGCTATTTTAGTGCTAACGAGGTGATGACTGTTGGGGAGCTGCGTTGGCTCTACAATCAACAGGACGAGGGCAAAGCCCTTGCTGGAGAGGCCTACCAGGTGTTTGATAGCCTGGGCAACGTCTTCACCAATGATGGCCTCATGGGGGCTGTTGACGGGGTTGCAGACTACACTGCTGCTGTGCTGTCCAGCCCGTCCACCTATGCTGGTGCCCTTGTCGGTAAGGTTGTTGTGGGGGCTGCCTCCAAGGGGGCTGCTGCTGCCGGTGTCAAAGCCGCTATGGAAGCTGCCAAGCGTGTGGCCATCAAAGAGGCCCTGAAGAAAGCTGCTGCCCAAGGCCTCACCGTCACAGCGTCCAAAGAAGTTGCCAAGAAAGCTGGGGCTGCTGCTGCCAAGGACGTTGCGGCTAAGGCTTT